CGGAGGTCTTTTTAAGGTCGTGTGAACGAACAGTCTCTAACAGGACTGGTTAGCCGATTAGGCTAATAGGACACATATTCAGACCCATTTTTCTTCTTAATTTTATACATAATATCTCAGATATAATGCAAGATAGTATGCTATAAAATTTCTTCCAACAGCTTTAGATTGAATGGTGAGACCATTATACCAATCATTTAATCTAAGTTGATCTATAATTTTTAATTGAATTTCATCAATAATTTTTTTGAAATATAAAACTTGTTTTGTTGTTTTAATACTCATCAAATTTTTGATATGCTCTAAAAACTTATTTTGTTTAATTACAGATGTATCTGATATGTCCCTTAATAAAAGATAATATGCTGTATTTGTTTTATCTTTCATTGCAGGTTGCATTAGAGTATTAATATATTGCTGAGAGATATGTTTATTAAACTTTGTAAGACGTAGAGCCATTTCGTATGCCATATTATTTCTACGTCTATAAACACACATATCTTCAGTAATACGATCAATAAACTGTCTCAGTTTTGCTTCTTGTGCTTGGTCATATTGCTCATCATCTTTTGTTTGATTAGAAGTTTTATTTTTATAAATGTCATAATACTTATTCATAAAAGAACGAATTGATTGTTTAATTCTGTTCTTCAATGAATATATCATAGCAAAAATCTCATCAGAGTCGTCCGCTATAATTGCTTTTTTATATCTATTAAATATAAATGATGAAAAGTATATAATAGATGATGGAATTGTTTTTTTGCTTCTAAATATATGGTTTCTACTTAGAGATTCCAATGCTGTTTCAAAGACATCTTTAATACAAATAGATTTTCTATTGTTACCACCAGATTTTGGAGTTGTAAAGTTTCTTAGCGTATTGCTATAAGTTCTTAAAGCAAATAAATGAAATGCCATTTCAGCACACCCTGTGTCATTATGTTTCAATGCTTCTTGAACTATTAAAATTAACATTGTTGTATATGGATCATGCACGAGCTTAAAAGAATCTTTTTGTTTTCCATATTTCTGATGGCTATAATCTAAAAGTTTTCTTTCATCTGTGTTACACATATGAAGAAGATCTTGATATATTGCATTGACTTTTGGATAATAACAAGCTTCAACAAGGTTACTAAATTCCATTCCAACAAATTTTGTTATGTAAGAATGAAGCTGTTGGAGATTCATTATACAAATAATGTTCTTATTATTAATATCTCTAATAACTAGTTTACTTGGTAATAACATATTAAATCCTTAATCTCTTACAACTTCAATGTCTAATGTTGTATTCTTGAAGTCTGTGTTTGTTTGAGTTATCATTCTAAATCCAACATATTGTGGAGTGAAATTTAGAAGTTCTTCCTGTGTTAAGTCATTAACTTCATAATCAAATTTAATGTCGAATTCTGGTTCTAATAGATCAACATATTCTATTCCTTCTACAGATCTGCATACTTTTATAATCTCAGATCTATCCAAGTTCTTCTGTAATCCGATTTTTGTAGAGAAGTATTCACTCATAACTTTTACGACACTTTCTTTAATTGCTTGATCAGACTTAGAAACTTTTCTTTCATCCACATATACTTTCATTTTTATCTTTAATGGTATAGAATAATCTTCTACAGATTTCCATTCATGACCAGTCCAATAACATGTTTGCATTGATCCAAATGAATCCAATTCATCTTTGACTTTAATGCATGTTCCGACTTGTGGCTCTATAATTGTATAAGTAACAAGTGGATCCGAATTATTATCTGGTATTGTTACATATCTGCATGCTATATATCCCATATATGAAGAAACTGGATCATCGTTATCGTCTAGTTTTCCATTAATTATGAAATATACATTGCTAGCTGTTTCCGGCGGCATAGCTTTTTTTTCATATTCTTTCCATGGAATAACGCCTTCTGGAAATTCGTTATCTGATGTAGATTTTCCCTGTTGTTTATGCCACCATGGAGTATGTACATATCTAGATTCTACAATATAATCAGCTTCATTATATTTAAGATTTGTCATTGGACCGTATGTATCACCGAATTTAATATTAGTAAAATCTGTTAACATTCTCTTAGAACTATAATTCGAACTCTCTAACATTTTCTGAATAATATTCAGTTCAAAATTATTTGTCGTATCGCTCATAGCTTTATCATAATATTCTCTATATATAGCAGGAACGTCATGAATATGATAAACTGGAGTTTTTTCTGGATTTGGATTTCCTTTAATCAAATAATCTTTTGTAATGTTAGATTGCATACAATCTTTTAAATCCTGAGTTATAATAACATCGGAATAATATGTTTTAAGTAATTTCCACTCGAATACAATTTTATCTAAAGATTGAGAATCATTTAATCTTGTTTTACAATCAGCGGATAATCCTATAAATATTTTTCCAGTCCTATCTGATTTAACATAGTATTCACCTTGCGGATTTGTTTTTGGTGCATAACAAAGAATTTGAAATTCAAATCTTTGTTTTCCTTCCGGAACTATTGTATACGAATCTAACTGCCACTTAAATGAATTATATTTAATTTCAGAGTATTCTACTCCATCTTTTTCTTCCAGTTTTGTAGATATATCTGCGAAATATTTATTGGCATCATCTTTGTATGTAATAAAGTTACCCCACTTTGTAATACAATAAGCTTTGAAATGTGTAATTTCAAATTTTCTTCTTGATGTTACTGTATCACTTAACCAAAAATCGTTTATTGTCCATTCATAATTTAATGAGTTTTTATTAGATATAATCTTATTTGGAACATGATTTACATATAAAGTTATTGTTAATGGATTTTCTGATCTTAAAACTGAAGTATCTCCAAAATCTACATCAAATTGAGTTGTAGATGCATCCATATAACAAGAGCCTTTTAACATATCATAGATACTATTTGAGTATATTTCTGTAGATACTCCTGTAACATGTGTAGCCGTATATTCATATGTAGCAATTCTTGTATTACCATCAACATCTATATTAAATAGAGTTACGAAAGGTATCTTATCTTTTCCAACAAGAATTTCATAATTCTTATTAATTTTAAGATGACCGTCTTTAAATTCTGGATTAACGATATCTAATTCACAACTTCTAAATGGAATTATTTCATCAAGACCATTTAATGTATATGTTAATAAGAAATATAAAGTAATCTCATTGATTTTAATATCACTTCTTTTAAGAATAGGAACACATTCCGAAATAGTTGTATTCTCCATTACGACTTGTGCATTATCATAATCGTAATCAGATACTAATCTATTCTTTGTACTTAAATTAACAATAGCATTAGATTTTAATTGAGATGTACTTAATATATCTTTTCCACCATATGCAGCTGAAGTATTAGTACAGTGATAAGATATAGTTGTCGTTTGATTATATGGAAGATATACTACTAAATCATCACCTCTATTAATAGAATAACTAATTACATTTCCATCAGCACCTTTTGTCAATTTAAGAACGCATATTACAAGTGATCCAGGAGGTGGTTGCTTACCTAGAATTCCATTACCAAAGCCAATAATTCCTTTGTTATAATATCCAGTCCATGAATATTGCATGGATGTAGATGATACAGTATAGATTCCACTAGCAGACTCTTTCCATTCTACAAAAGAACACATTTGATTTGCTGAGTCTTGAACTTTAATACTTGGATCGAATGTTTCTACGTTAGACATTCTTTCTTCTTCGTCTGTTCTCATTACAAGAGTTTGACCAATAGATGGAGAACAAACAAATACTTGTAGACCAGCAACTTGACCATTAAAATTAAGTTGTTTAGAATAAAATTGGTTTTGAATTAAACTTTCTGGTATCTTAAATTTTTGAATTTCGTACTCACATTGTGTAAATGGTAATATGAATGAACAGCTTTTTCTATCTTCACTTAAATATACTTGTCTATTATAACCATTATAATCTTTAACGCTTAATATTGTATTATTAACAACTCTTCCACCGGATTCATCTGATTTATTAAGTTCAGCAATATCAAATTGGACAGTAGCACTAGTTTTCGATAAAGAGTTTTGAGAATTATCATTTCCTTTAATAGTAAAACTTACAGATCCATTGTCCGCAGTACATTTAAAATATTTAGGAAAATTAAAGTTAACTGTCTGTAAGCTAAACGTTAATGGTATTGTAAATACCATATTTACTTCTGCACATTGTGCTTTCGGAATGGAATATCCAATCCATCTGGCAAGATTTTGAACAGATTCATTTAGTTCTGCAGAAACTAAGAAGAATTCATTATATATTCTAGATTGATAGTATATTTGGTTACTTGTTAGAATACTCAATGTATCTATAAGATATGCTAAATAACTTGTCCTAGATATATCTCCCTCTAATATTTTTAGATAATTCTTAGCTAAATCTACAAGATTTGCTCTTATTTTCTCTCTAGAACCATAGATATTAACACCGCTATCTACAATCTGATTAAGTCTAATATTATCATCTGTAGTTTGCTTTACAGTTGGTATTGTATTTGCAATTAAATCTGTTGCCATATAAAATCCAATTTTATTTTAATTTATTATGATAATTTTATTGATCCATTTAAAGTAAAGTCTTTTTATTGGTCTAATAAATTGACTTTCTCCATATACAGACCAGTATTTTTATTAAAGAATTCGTTACATATTCCAAATTGTATTTGTTCTATCAATTGTTGCATACATATAGAATCATCTATACCATATAATTTCTTTTCGTAATCAAAAAAATTAAATAGTCCATCTACTTGCCCATCTATGTTTGACATTGGTATATAAGAAATCTTACAAGATATTTTATAAAAAGTAGTTTCAAAATCTGGACTTTTTTCTACATTAATAACTTCGAATAATGGTGGATTCCTTAATTTATAATTATCTTTATCTTGTAAATCAGTAAAACAAAGAAAATCATGGTTATGACATTCTATATGCGTGTTAGATGGAATTTTCATTGATGTTATCTTATCTGAGGAAGTTACACCTTTTTCATCTGCAGAGACATTTGTTGGAAGTTGTTCAACATTAGATACTGGAACATTGAGATACTTTCTCCACCGTAAACCACTCAATTTTCCAACAGCTTCATATGGACCACCAACAAGTTTATCCTCATCAATCAAACTATTTTCTATATCTAAAGAATAATATGTAACATTGACATTTGGCAATGTCCAGTTTTGATAGTATTGTGTAAGAAGCTTAAAATATTCTAAAGCGAATTGACTATAACTATCTAAAAACTTTTGTTGATGTGATATATAAGGTGTCATTATTGTGGAAATCCTCCAATTGAATTTGTATCAGAATAGATATCATCGTCTGTATCAAACATATTCTCTGTAAGATTTTTAATGTTAAAACTTAGCTTTGTTTCATTTTTTTCATTTGCCATTTTTAACATGAGATCTATAGTTGCTGATTTGTTACCATTTAATTTAATATGTATGTTGTTTAATATAACTTCTGGAATATAAGCTCGAATACAATCTTCTAATTCGAATTGAATTTCTTGTTCTGTTTGAATATCCATTGGTTCAAATAGTTTTTTATAAAAATTACTTCCATAATTTGGATCGAATGGATATGTTCCTCTCGGACACATTAAGACATTTCTTACTGCATTTATAACGGCATCTTTTCCATTTACTTCTGTAAAATCTCCATACGCATTGAGTTTAGGCATAATGTCAACTTTACGGTTGGAAGAACTAATATCCTTAAGTTCAAATTGTTTTTGTAAATCGTTATCCATAATTATAATTTATTTAAAAAATGTGAGGCCGAATACCACATGGAATTTAATCCATGTGGTATTCCTTTAGCGTCTACTTCTAGATCTATTTGTAGATCTAATGCTTTCTATAGCTTTTTGTCTAGCTTTATCCATATCTTCATCATGTTTAACTTTCCATTTACAGTAGTCATATAACATCTGTACTGGCATTTGTTGAACATCGATATAAGACATTTTAGAAAGTTCCATGCAAAAAAAGATGTTCTCTGAAGATTGCTTCATGAACTCTTTAATTGCTTTCTCGTCAGTAGAGTGCGAGAAAAAACTGTCTTGTAATATCAATAGGAACTTTTTGAACATTCCCACATTCACAAGTGAATTCTGTAGAAACAGTCATTCTCTTTGCATCATAGATTTCACGATAC